AAGAAATTGGGGTTTGAGGAACAAGCACGATTACTTGATGTTTTTCCTACTGGAGATTTGTTGTTTTTTGTAATGTCAAAAGACAAATGTAGATTTTTAGGAGAAAGATATGGGAAAGTCGGCTTCTGCACCGCCACCACCTGATTACACGGGTGCGGCACAAGCAACTGCACAAGGCAACTTAGATGCGGCACGGGCTAATATTGCGGCTAACCGTGTAAATCAATTTACGCCTTATGGTTCACTTCAATATGAAGTTTCAGGTGAGGATAAGTTTGGCAATCCGATGTGGAAAGCTACTCAATCCCTTGCTCCCGACCAACAAAAACTATTAGATATTCAAAACCAATTAAGTATTGGTACTGGTCAGTTAGGCCAAAAAGGTCTTGGTTATGTAGAAAACATGATTAACCAACCTTTCGATACTAGCAAATTAGTTTCTACAGGTTTTAATCCTAGTCAGTCATACCAAGATGCTTATATGCAACGCCTTGCCCCACAAATTCAGCAAGGGCGTGAAGCATTAAATGTTGATTTAGCTAACAGAGGTATTCCAATCGGTTCGGAAGCCTACAAACGGGCAATGCAAACCCAATCTCAGCGTGAAAATGACCTACTTTTAGGTGCTACTACGCAAGGTTTTGGCGTTGGTCAACAAGCCCGTCAGCAAGGGTTTAATGAGTTAGCTTATCAGCGTAATGAACCTATTAATACGCTTAATGCGGTGCGTTCAGGGGCACAAGTACAAAGTCCTACATTTGTAAACCCTGCAATGCAAGCAAATACTGCTGGTGCTGATATTTTAGGTGCTACACAGATGGGCTATAACGCTAATTTAGCCGCATCTAACGCACAAAATGCCGCTAACAATCAAATGACACAAGGTTTATTTAGTCTTGGCGGTGCTGGAATCATGGCTATGTCCGACATTCGCACTAAAGAAAACATTGAAGCCATTGGCGTAGCTGAAAACGGCTTGACTGTGTACAAGTACGAATACAAACCTGAGTTTAAAGACCACGAATTAGCTGGATCAGGCGTTCACTACGGCTACATGGCTCAAGAGGTAGAGCAAGTCTATCCTTACGCAGTTAAAACCCTAAATGACGGCTATAAAGTCGTAGATTACGGACTACTATGAATCCCTATATCCTAATGCCACAGCCAATCCAAGATGTTAGCGGATTGCAACCTGTGTTTCAAAATACTGGTCAACAACTAGCTAATCAGCAGGCGGCACTTGCACAACAGAATCAATTAGCTAATCAAGCAGGTCAAACGCAAAGTGGTGCTGGTATTAATCAACTTGCAATGGCAATAATGTTGCGTAAAAAAGACCCTAAAAAACCTGATTATGATGGATGGCAAACTTCGGGTGATAACACTTATTTTGGCTCTAACAGCAACGGCATGGGTGCTGGTGAAGGATATAGTGGTATGAACGCAGATATTGGACTTTAATTATGGCTGATATTGGAACGCTAAACCCCGAACAAATGTTGCAACAGCAACAGATTTTACGCCAGCAAAAAATGGCTGAAATGCTTATGCAACAAGGTATGCAACAACCACAAGGTCAAATGATTAGTGGGCATTATGTTGCTCCTTCTATTACACAAAATCTTGCTGGTTTAGCCAATATGTATTTTGGTCAACGAGGAATTGAAAAAGCCGATCAAGCACAAATTGATTTGGCTAAAGCCATTCGCAATCAAGAAGGCGTAGCATTGGCTGATTACATGGGTCAATTGCAGGGCAAGCCTGCTGTACCTGAAAAAGTAACTGAACTGGCTGGGCCATACACAGGCAACATTCCTAAGCCCGTTGCTACCATAGAAGGAACTCCAGCAGTAGCAGGTAATCCAATGTTAGCTAACATGAATGCTTTGCAGAATCCTAATTCACCTGCGTTCTTAAGACAACTTGCAATTAAAAAGATTACTGAAGGGCCAAAATATAAAGAAATTAGTCAATACAACGAAAAAACGGGCAATACCGAAAATTATCGTTATGACGAAAATTCGCCTAATCCAACAAGCACTATGCAATTTTTAGGCGTAAGTAAACCAGCAATTTCACCAAGTGACAGATTAACCTTTCAAGATAAAGGCATTGCAATACCAACCAATTACGGTGGCGGTAGCCCTATGGGTAATGCTCCAATGGGCGGTGGAAATATGCCTGTTGCTGGTAATGTTCCTGTTGTTGCTGGAAATGCACCTGTAGTCGGCAATCAACCAATTAGCAAACCTGCTACAACTGCTTCTACAAACGATTTAATTAAAACATACGGTTACGATCCGTTTAAATTGCCAGCAATGCCACCACAACCAAGTGGTGAAGCGGCTAGAGAATGGCAAAAGAACGCTTATAAGCCATTAGAAGGTACTGCTGGTCAAAAAGTTGATGGTGCAAAGATGTACTACAACTCGCTTGAAAAATATAACAATTATGTTTCTACTTTAACTGCCGCTGATTTAGTAAACCCAAGCGTAAGATCAAGGCTTAATTCCCTGTACGCTACAGCTAAATTGACAGGTAAAGAAGCCAACAACTTAGGCGTATTAAACGGTGGTGACGAGCGTATTTTGGAAGAAGTATTGCCTAATTACAAAGACATTACAGTAACTAAGAAAAATCTTGACAGAATTGTTCAAGATCAAAAAGAGTTTGCTAGTGGAATTATTGTTGAAGCATACGGCACACAGCAAAAAGTTGTTCCGCAAAATATGCGTAAGTTTGTTGTAGTTCCAAAAACTCAAGAAACTAAAGCAGATGTTGAAAGCAAAAATGCACCAGTTCAACGGGCTATTTTAAACGATGAGCCAATTGAAACTCGCAAAGGTAAATGGGTTTATTCTAAAACAGGAAAGGCAGTCGAATAATGGATGACTTGCTCCCATTACCAAAAGGTGCTGTAGCCGTTAATACTGGCGTTCCTTTGCCACAAGGTGCTGTTCCAATAAATGAAACCGCTTACGACCGTTTTATTAACAACATACAATTGCCTAAAATGGATGGCAATAGGGTTGTTGGCCCAATGCTTGCCGCTGGTACTGGCGAACTTATCAAAGGTGCTGGAGCATTAACTGAGTTAGCTTTTCCTGAAACTGGTCGCAACATAGCCCGTCTTGGCGATAAGATCACAAGCGAAGTTAAGGAGCAATACCCAGTATCAGGCACTACAGGTCAGATTGCATCCTATTTAGTTCCTTATTCAGCGGCTCAAAAAGCCATTGGTGCAGTTAAAGCTATTCCTCAAATTGCTTCAAGAATTACAAACATTGGAAAGATTCCTAGTTTTGCATTAGCCGCTGGCGAACAATCAGCCATTGGTGCTGGTACTGGATATGCTTTAACCCCAAATATTGAAAACCGTGAAAATGCGGCATTGTTTGGTGCGGCTACTGGGCCAGTAGGTGAGTTAATAAAACCAGCCGCACAAGCATTGGGTTATTTAGGAAAACAAACTTTAGGATTATCTACAGGTGCAGGTGGTGATGCTGTAGGTGAAGCGTTTAAAGCTGGATATACAAAAAACCCACAATTTTTAGCTAATTTACGTGGAGAAGCACCTGCAAGCGAAATATTAGAAGCCGCACAAAGTGGCTTACAAACATTAAAAAACCAACGCAGACAGGCTTACCAGCAAGGTATTCAAACAACCAACAAAAACCAAGTATTTTTAGATTTCAAACCAATTGAAACTACATTCCAAGATACGCTTAAAGATTTGACTGTTAAGGGCGTTGGTGGTGTAACCGCTTCACGGGTTGGAGAAAAGACTTTACGAGAAATTGACGAAATCAAAAATGTAGTCGGTGAATGGAAAAGCAAGCCTGAATTGCACACCGCAGAAGGGTTAGATGCGTTAAAACGCAGGATTGATGACCTGTACAGCAATGATATGTCTAAAGAAGCCAAGTCGGTTCTTACTCAGACTAGGGGTCAGGTTAAAAATACCATTGTTAAACAAGACCCAAATTACGCTAAAACAATGCGTGATTATGAGCAATCTTTAGGTCTTGAGCGTGAACTTGAAACAGCATTAGGCTTAGGCGATAGAACATCAATTGATTCCGCTATTCGTAAATTACAGTCTTTGACCCGTAATAACGCAAATACTAGCTATCAATACCGCCAACAATTAGCTGACATTTTGAAGAAAGAAGCTGGCGTAGATTTAATGCCAGCACTATCAGGTCAAGCCTTAAACAGCGTAGCCCCAAGAGGTCTGCAAAAGCTAATGCCAAGTTTTACAGCAGGTAGTGCCGTAACGGGAGCATTAAATCTTGGTGCTGAAGGTTTGTTACCATTAGTCACGCTTCCATTGCAAAGCCCTAGAGTGGTTGGTGAGGGTGCATATATGGCAGGTAAAGCCGCTACACCATTTATTAATTTAGCAAACTCAGGCACACAAGAACAGCGTAATTTGGCTAAATTATTGATGATGAGAGCCACCCAACAAGGAGCAACAAATGAGTAGAAACGGATCGGGGGTCTATTCACTCCCAGCAGGTAATCCAGTAGTAACTGGAACAACTATTAGTTCTACATGGGCTAATAACACCCTTGCAGACATTTCAACAGCCCTTACAGGATCATTGGCTTCTGACGGTCAAACTACCGCTACTGGCAACCTTAAAATGGGTAGCAACCGCATTACTGGTCTTGCTGACGGAATCGCAGTTACAGATGCCGCTACAGTTGGTCAAGTTCCTAGTGCGGCCTTATTCTTACTAAAAGCATCTAATTTATCTGATGTGGCTAACGCTACAACTGCTAGAGGTAATTTAACTGCCGCCAAATCAGGTGCTAATAGCGATATTACTTCCTTAACTGGTCTAACAACCCCCTTAACAGTAGCCCAAGGCGGTACAGGTTCAACTACATTAACCGCAAACAATGTTCTTTTAGGTAATGGTACTTCTGCACCCCAAGTTGTAGCACCAAGTACAACAGGAAATGTATTAACTTCTAATGGAACTACTTGGGTTTCTTCTGCTAACAATAAATTAACTAGCGGAACTGCACAGGCCTCTACAAGTGGGACAAGCATTGACTTTACAAGTATTCCTAGCTGGGTGAAGCGTATTACTGTAATGTTTAGCGGAGTTAGTCTTAGTGGAACTGCTAACTTTCTAATTCAATTAGGAGATTCGGGTGGATTTGAAACAACAGGATATGTAAGCACTTCAATAGCTACTGATACTGGCGGTGGTTCGGGTGGTACAAACAGTACATCGGGTCTTATATATCTCGGTGCCGATGCTACTTGGTCACAAAACGCTTTAATAGTTATTGCCAATATCTCAGGAAATAGTTGGGTTTCTAGCCATACTGGTAGCCCATCAACAACTAATATTATTGCAGGTGGTGGCTCTAAAACCCTCACAGATGTATTAGACCGTATTCGTATTACAACTACAAACGGTACAGATACATTTGATGCTGGTTCTATCAACATTCTTTACGAGTAATCTATGTCTTTTGAAATTGACCCAGTAAAGTATGGTCAACTTTGGGAAAAGGTTGACCAGTTAACCGCCAAAGTAGATAAGCTAGAAGAAGGCATGGAAGAATTGCTTGCTTTAGCCAATAAAAGTCGGGGTGGATTTTGGGTTGGAATGATGGTGGTATCAGGCATTAGTTCCATCGTTGGCTTCATAGCACACTACTTCACAAGTAAATGATGTGGCAGACCCATTCGGATTATCTGAAGGTGTCAAAGGCCTTACAGGAAGCCTTGAAGCAAGTAGAACCGCAAGCAAAGGCTTATCTCAATCTATTGAAAACATACAGCGAGATGGCCTTGATGTTGCTAACAAACAAGCCCAAGAAAGATTAAGGGCTAGGCGAGAAGCAGAGTTTAGGAAAGAAAAAGCATTAATCAAGGCTTTAGAGCATTGGAAGCATAAAAAGCAAATAAGTGACGAAGAAGCCAATTTAAAGATTAAGTTTATCAAGGCTCACGGTGCAAAAGAATGGGAAGCAGTCTTAAAAATTAAACTGGATATTGAAAATATGCAACGCAAAGACAACGAAGAATACCAGCACGATTTAAAGGCGGTAAGACGGGTGCAAATGTATTGTTTTGCTTTGGCGGCTGTAATTGCGTGGTACTTAACTTGGGGTATTAAATAATGTTTCCATTAGGTGCGTTACTTGACATTGGTGGCAAGATACTAGATAAAGTATTTCCTGATCCTGCACAGGCAGAACAAGCCAAACTTAAATTGCTAGAAATGCAACAAAATGGCGAATTAGCCCAAATTAACGCTGATATTGCAGAGCAACAAGAACTCACTAAACGCCAGCAAGCGGATATGGCTAGTGATAGCTGGTTATCTAAAAACATTCGCCCCATGACCTTAATATTTATTTTGGTGTTTTATGTGGTATTTGCCATGATGAGTGCTGGTGGCGTTGAAACAAACCAAAAGTATGTCGAACTGTTAGGCCAATGGGGGATGCTAATTATGTCCTTCTATTTTGGCGGTCGCACAATAGAAAAAATAATGGATATGAAGAATAAGAATGAAACTAAGTCCTAATTTTTCGTTAGAAGAACTCACACACACCGATCACCGTCAGTTCGATAATACCCCTAACGAATCTGAAAGAGCCAACCTAGAGCGTTTAGCGGCCTTCCTAGAGCAAGTTAAAACGGTATTGGGTGGCAAACCAATTATTGTCAATTCAGCGTTTCGTTCTAAGCAAGTAAATGATGCAGTAGGATCAAAAGATACATCACAGCATCGGATTGGTTGTGCGGCAGACATCCGTGTACCAAATATGACCCCCGATGAAGTCGTTAAAGCTGTTATTGCATCGGGGATAGGATATGACCAACTTATTCGAGAATTTGACCGTTGGACACATATTAGTGTTCCTAGTGTTGCTGGGGGCAATCCTCGCAGACAGTCTTTAATTATTGATCGCCAAGGCGTTAGAAATTATGCCTAACCATTATTAGTAAATTCTTTGTGAATTTTTTGCCGTTTTTCTTTAATTTTAATTTCTGCTTGATTTAAATCATCAAAAAATCCAATGTAAATTTCTTTGTTTTGGTGAACAATTCTTGCTCTCCATTTTTTCTTTTGTAAGCACCAACCAACACCTTTTACGCCTGAAGTATTGTTTTTCTTTTTCTTTGAATTGCAAGAATTTTCTGAAAGATTACAAATTCTTAAATTTTCAATGCGGTTATCAAAAGAATTTCCATTGATATGGTCAATAGTGTTTTCTGTATTTCCATTGTGAAAAATCCAAATTAACCTATGGGCTCTATAAATCTTATAATTAATGCAAATTTGATGATAGTGATGACTTTTTGTACCAGCTAACAAATTTTTAAGAGTTCCTTTTCTAAAACTTTTCCAATACAAATTACCATCTTTATAATCAAATAACTGGTTTAAATATTCTTTAGTTAAGATATGATCTGTTTTCATAATTTAATTATATCACAACAGGTACAAGACCGTACGCTTAAAACTGAGTAATTGGATTTAACCGTTTACGGTCATACCGATAGGAAGGGTGAGAACCGCCTATAAGCGTGGCAAACTGAAATAACTCATCCTTATCCACCCAGCCCACAATATCGCCCCCAGCATCGTCTAAAACGATTAGGATGTAAAAATCACAAGGACTTTTGCGGTGGTATTCGGTGACATACACATCACCTTCTTTATCGCGGGTAGATTTGACATCTATAGTCCTACCGCCAGCAGTCTTAAGATCGGCAGGGTTTTTCTTTTGATTAATGGAAAAGTCGGGCATTAAGTTTAAATATTTGGCTACCAAATACTCACCCTTAAACCCGTCTATATCCATTTCGTAAGGGTCTTGCTTGCTGACCTGCCTGTCAAAGTTAAACTGCATGGCGTTTTTCCTACGCATAGTACCAAAATATTCGCATAGGAATAATTCATGCTTGGACAGGTCAACTCTCACTCTTGTGCCTTTCTTAGTATCGCTCAAACCATTTTGTTGGCGTATTTTCTATGTGTGCTTCATTTTGAGAAAAGCTAATAAAAGGTTTATGCAATCCAATTTGTAAATGGTATGTTCCAAATCGCCAGTTGATTATTAAATTACTCATTTCTCTTGTGTTTTTCCTCTGCAATCACAAATACTTGGTAGGCAAACCGTATCGTATGAACTACCACATTCTTTTGTGATTTTTTGAACAAACATAGCTACATCGTATCCTTCGGAATCTTCATCATTCCATTCAACATACGAAAATTGGTCAAATTCACCTTCTTTGCGATACCGCCATAATAAATTATTCATTTCTCTTGTGCCTTTCTTAACGCATACCCTAAATAAACTCCAACGGAATATGCCACTAAAACTAAAATTACAATTTGTATTGTGTCGTTCATTTCTCTTGTGCCTTTCTTAGTATTGCTCTAGCAAATTCGTATGTTGTTTCGCCCATCCACCCTATTGCACCAAAGCCATGTGCTATTTCCTGTATTTCATCATCTGTTAGTGTCTTTGCTGGATGGGTGTAGGTGTAAAGGGGCGTATCGTACTCTCCTGCCGTTTTAATGTATTCGTCAGGGTGAATAGCATCATAAAATTGGCCATCCCTAAACATGGCATAAGCTACTGGCTTCATATTACATACCCGTGCATTAAGTAGTTAGTACCAAACACAATTACGCAGATCAAAATAGCTACTAAACCGCCCTGAATGAACTGGTTAATGCCTTTGATTAGCTTTTGCTTGCGTTCCCATTTTTCCAGCTTTTTATGCTCTTCAAGGTCACCCCAGCCCTTATCAATCATGCGTTGGCGTTGCTCAAACTTGGCTTGAACTTGGTAATACTTTTCAGCATCTTTTTCGCTTTGTAACATGGCTATCTCCTATTGAAAAATACGGTAGCGTGGGTTGCAGGTAACTTCTACAGGTACATCACTCATAATGCCGTTAATCCTACGCTTGGCTGTAATAACTACAGGTCGTGTACCAGCTTCTTCACATTCTGTGATACCAAGTATGACCTGTTGGCGGCTCATGTGAAAAGCCTGTTTATCAGTTTCTAGGCTGACATTAGGTGGCTCAAAAGAACTACAAGCGGCTAGGGCTAATGGGGCTAAAAGTAATAGGTATTTCATATTAATCCTTAATAAAAAAGTGTTTTGGGTAACCGTTGCAATAATCGTCAGACTTCCATTCTTCAGCTTTGGCTAACGCATCTTCATAAGATTTAGCCCAACCTGATAATTGACCGTGCGGTGTAATTTGTTTTACTGAAAATGATGTGCCAAATGACGGCTCAATTTCGTATGTTGCCAAGCCGTTAAAAAAATCTTCGGCATGGGCGTATGCGGTGTGTGCTCCAGCATCTTCATTAGCGATACGGCTGTTGCGTTGTTCTGTAGTTTCTCTCATTTAAATCTCCTTTATCTATCTCACTCGCCAATCGAGTAACACCAGTTTAGTTTAGAAAACTAAAGTAATCAAGCGTTTTTAATTAGGAAAAACCCTATGTTGTTGTAAAAAAGATACAGGGCAGTATTTGGCAGTTACTAGCTGTTAGGTGGAAAGCCGCAAAAACCCTAACTTACTGCATCCTACTATGGCGGCTTAACGCCCTAAAAAAGTTGGGGTACTTGCTTCTTTACGCTTTCCCCCGTTCCCGTGAAGGATTAAAGATTGTTTTTGATCTGATAGACCCGTAACAAATGCTGAAAGCACTCCCAACTCTTTTGAAGTTGGGGTTCTTCTACTTCTATTAATTTTACTTGATTAGTTGTTCCATTAACAAATACGATGGCACAGCGAGCAGAAGGCAAGCCTAGTCCTTCACGGTAGGCCGCTAACTGCATTTCATGCTCAAAATATACATCAACTTTATCAAGGTCGGTGTCTTTTGTTTTGAAATCCACAATGAACCCAGTACCGTTGCCGTTAACTGGTTTAGCCATTAAATCGCATTTGCCACCAAACCCTAGATGATGCCCAAAAGAACGCTCTGCAAGCCACGGTTGCTCTCCAAACGCACTTTTAAGCGTACTATCAATCGCATCAAGATATGCTGGCTTTTCAGGCAAATACATCTGCTCAAAATAACCCTCAATAATCGCATGAATTGCAGTACCCCGTTCTGCCGCTTCCCTGCCTGTAGCTTTACTATCCTGCATTACACGCTTTAGCCACTCATCTTCTGATTCCTGTAAACCTCTAGGAAGCGTTAATGCGGCTAAGAGGACTTGTTGTTGCTTCCATGTATCAAGACCTGCTTTTGATAGCTGTCCGTTAATTGTAGTAACACTTGGCAAAAGTCCTTCTTTTCGTGCATCCCGAAGCGTTGTTGGTCGCTCGCCAGTTTTGCCGATGGTTGTGTAGGCTGGAGTGCCGTCTTTGGTGTACCAATGACCATTTTGTTCTACCTTTTCTTTAACTATCATTTCGTGCTTTCAATGTGGGTGGGGCTACTTACTCGAACATATATCTGTTTTACAGTTCTACGCATCCAGCACAGATTTACTGGTTTACGATTGCTTTCGCCCCATAAATCAAAATGGAATGTCGTTTAAGCTGTCATCTTCAATCTTAGGTGTTTCAGCATCCCGTGCCTTTTGACCACGCCATTCAGACGATTCTGTAATTTTTTCTTTGTAATACTTAGGTAAGCTGTCGTACTTAGATTGGTCAAATTCAGCCAACCAAAAATGCAAACAAGGATTAATGCCTTGTGGCTGGGCATTACGCAAGGCTGACGGTACAGGGCTAATTCCGCTGATATTGGCGTATTTGCCATCTTCTGAATGGGTAATGTTGACCATGCAAAATTTGTCTAGCAGGTTACGCAAATCGAACTTCTTGCGATCTTCTGCGGTCATTTTTTTGTTAGACCATGATTCTAGGTCTTGACGCAATCTAGCTTGGTCACCAAGACTAACTGTATAACGCTTAGACACAATCAAAGGTTTACCGTCATCTGTCTTTAATGGTTGGTCTTGATCGTCATTGCCATGCAATTCCCAAGTCAATACAACCTTGTGCATGATTTTGGTTTCGCCAGCCCATTCAGTAGCTTGGTGGCCCAAGTCAATAACCGAATACAAACGGGCCATATGCAAGCCTGCTGGGGCTATTTTAAATTCTTTGCTGTTGTCTGAAATAATCATTGCTTTGCTCCAAAAATAGTTGAATAGTCATTAAAGACTGCTGTTAAAACGGGGTTTTTTCTTACTGGTGCAGGTAAGCCACACGCATAGCGTAGGTCACCTATTTCTTGTGCTGTAATAAATACCCCATCTTCGAGGTCTTTAAAGATGCGTTCCAAATGTTGTTGGAAGCTGTGAAAGTCTTGATCTTGCTCACTCATACGAGTTCTCCTAATTAACACGGCATATACCGTACTTAGATATTAAGTTATCTAAATTACATTGTCAAGGGTCTTGTAAAATATAAGTTAAACGATTAAGATTGTTGTATGAAAGATACTTTTACCTTATCACACGACCAATTCATTGACCTTCTTGGGGGTACAAAAAAGGTAGCAAAGATGGCTAAAGTAAGCCAAGCGGCCGTTACCCATTGGCGTACAACCGATATTCCTGAAGGACAATTAATCCGTTTAGCGGCTGAATTAGAAAAACAATCGCATGGTTTAATTGGCAGGAAGTCGCTTTTTCCCCACAGTTATAAATTTATTTGGCCTGAATTAGATTGATGTATACTTAAATTATTGAGGAGTAGAACACTCGATAAACAAGGGTTTTAGAGGTGGCTTTGTGGGTTTACGAAATGAGGTAAAGAGGCATTTCGCAAGCCGTTCTATCACAGAGTTGCCCCTAAAACCCTTTTTTATTTTCTACTTCCAATCGTTCTTGGTTGGGGGCTCTAACGACATACCAGCGATCAAGACGAAAGTGTTACTGGGGGTAGTGGATGTAACAGCACAAAATAGGTGGCGAAGCTAGTGCCTATTCCACGAACGACTGGCGGGTTCTGTAACTCCGATGGAGCAGATTAAGGCGAATCTAGGTAGGCTAGGTTCGTTCACCGAAAGAGCAAATGAATAAAGAAGAAGTTATAAAATTACTAGCAAATGTGCAAATAACTTCAAGAGAAGTTCAAGGTAATTACTGGAATCCAATTAAAATTCACGGCAGAAACATCAAACAATATGTTTTTTATGCTGAACGCCACGATTATAAAAAAACAACAAAAATCTATAAAACTCTTGGTTGCACACATCAAGAATTATTACAACACATAGAAAAACAGTTTTTAGCTGGCATGAATTGGGAAAACCGCAATTTATGGCACATAGACCACATAATTCCTATGGATACAGCAAAAACCATAGAAGATAACTATAAGTTAAATCACTTTACCAACTTACGACCCATGTGGGCTAAAGACAATTTGTCGAAAAAAAACAACATTACCCATTTAATATAAAAAAACTTGACACAGTTTAGAAAACTAAATCATACTCACGCTATGGAAAATTTAATGTTGATTTTTTCTGTAGGAATATTCGCCATACTTGGTTTGGTGATGTTCTTTTTATTCATAATTCTTTATTGGGTGAAATCATGACTTGGAACTTGCGTTTAGTAAATTTGAGTAGTCCATACGAGGATTACTTTGAAATTCGTGAAGTGTATTACGACACAATGGGTAAGCCAATTGGACACGGTAATGCGTCTGTTGGTGGGGAAGATAGATTAGAAGTGGATCGCTACATTGAAATGTGTAAAGAAGCCCTTGATAAACCAATCTTAAAGTTTGCTGATGCTGAAAGATCAAACAAAACTCAGATGCTAGAAGATGAATGTGCGGCACTAAGGAAGCAGATTAATGAACTTCTCTGAATTTTATAGTTTATATCCCCGTAAACAGGGGCGTAGGGCGGCAGAAAAGTCTTGGGATAGGTTGACCCACAATGAGCAGGAAGATGCCTTTAACGCCCTTGCAAATCATCTTGAGTATTGGAAGCTAAAGCAGACGGAAAAGGACTATATTCCCCATCCTGCTACTTGGCTCAATCAAGGTCGCTGGGAAGATGAACTGGACATGGAAGTTAAAAAGGTCAAGAAACCTGAATTGCCGTGGTATTCCAGCGAAGAACTTACTAAGGCCAAAGCCCAAGAAGTAGGCTGTCCTGCTTACGCTGGTGAGGGTTGGCAACAATGGCGAGCAAGAATATCACAGAAGATAAAGCAACTTGAAGAACAACTCTGACGAATATTTAGCTTGGTGGTACATCGGTGTAGCAAAGAAACGAGGTTGGCCAGCAGTTGTTAAGTTGTTGGCCCAATACCCTGAAAAAGAAGAACGCATAAAACAATTGATAAAAAAGAAACTAGGAAAATGAGAGAGATAGACCCCAATAAATGTATAGACTTCATATTAGAAAACGCAGGTAAATACGCACAAGCAAAAGGTGAGTTAGCCCAACTAGAAACATTTAAAAGCAGTTTGAAAGCCATTATGATGAAGAAATCTAATGAGCAAACTATTGGAGCACAAGAGCGTGAATCTTACGCCAGCCAAGAATACCAAGACCTTTGCAAGTCAATTGGTGTAGCTACAGAAAATGCTGAAAAGTTAAAGTGGGAACTAGAAGCCGCTAGACTTAGACACGCTACTTGGCAGACTTTAGAAGTATCAAACCGTACACAAGATCGGATATTAAAATGAGTAAACTAAAAATAACTGAAGAATTTTTGATTCTTAAACTGTTTTGTAAAATGTATGAAGATGCAATGAACCGCAAAGACTATACACAAATGCTGGAACTAAGCGTTGATATTGCTGAAAGTGCTGAACAACTAGAACAGCAAACCGTAGATTTTATTAATGGCCACTAAGCATGAGAAAGAAATTTACAGACGAATTGCTGAATTGGGATGTTCATTATGTAGGCATCAAGGCAATGAAGGAACGCCAGCAGAACTTCACCACATTAGACGAGGTAATATCCCTCGCACTCAAGCACCCGTCATTCCGCTTTGCCCCTACCACCATAGAGGATCAAATACCAGTATTCACGGAATGGGTCGAAAACGCTTTGAAAGGGAGTACGCTATCACGGAAGAAGAACTACTTGAACAGACGGAGAAACTAATTGAGTGCTAATCTAATCATACTTACAGGGCTGATCTATGTTTACATTTGTGGAGAACAGTTTTTTAAGGGAGATATTGGATTGGGTTGTATGTATGCTGGATATGCTTTTGCAAATTTTGGGGCTTACTTGATTGCTACCAAATGAGTTTTACCGTATATCGACACAACGGCATGAGGGAAACCCATTGGTTTACTATTGACCAGCTAATACAATCAATGCTGGCAAACCCAAAAGACCGTTATCACCGAAACATTACAATAAATTCTTAAAACTTTACAAAAAATAAGTTTTTATCGGTTCATGACTTTTAGAATCCACATTGCAAGCCCATTTAACCGCTTCTTCAGCCGTTAAACCCATTCGCATACAAACTTCTGCCGCCATAGAGCCTGAACCAATAGCCATAAATGCTCTTACCCGCTCCCACTCAAGGTCACTACCGCAAGAAAATAAACCATCGTTGGTTAGTTTTAAAAATGAACTATCAGACTTAAGTTTAGGTTTTGTTTTTACTTTTTTAGCAAGATATTCAACTACTTTTTCACCATCTACCCAGTTGCCAGCAACACCTAAATAACCGCCTTCTATTGCAAAAATCTTATCTTCAAAATATTTAATGCCTGTTTCGTCATCCGTAAATTGACTATCAGCCACTATTACTTTGTTAATCCAATCTCCAACAATAGTAGTCATAATTACACCTTATGCAGTTCGCCCCTAAAAAATACTAAACCTTCATCTTCATTGATAACCTGAACTAACTCAGGTGGCATTAAACGACTGTTTACATAGGTAAGGATTGCAAAACCTGCTCTCCAGTTAACGCTAGAATCTTCATGGTACATAAACTGGTCATCTTTTACTGCCGCCATCATTCCAGTATCAACACCATACATATCGCCAGTATAGTTACTCCACGGAGTACATTTCAACGAGTGCAGGTGGCCTGTTACCATTGACATACCGCCTTTAAGGATATTGTTGTACACCGCATGAATACCGTTATGCCAGCGGTGTTTTATCATCGTATTGTCATTGACTACTACTGACCAGCTATATGACCAGCCGTACAAATGATCGGCAAGGCACATACCTTTAACGCCTTCATATTGGGGTAAAACATTAGACAGCTTGCCATCAAAGCGTAAATCGTGATTACCTATTGTGCGGTGCAATATACATCCAGCAGGGCGTACTTTTTCTATGTCACCCAATCGGTTTTGGACTTCTTCTAATTCTTGTTGGACTGTTGGATGTTGTTGATAACCGATGCGGTTATGTTGACTGATCTGTGCAAAATCAAACAAATCGCCATTTAGGACTACCATGTTTGGCTTTAATTCTTTTACAAAATGCACAAAAGCACGGTGAGCAGTAGAGATGTAATTAGGGTTGTAATGGCAGTCAGACCCTACCATAATGATTCCATCTTTTAATTCATATTCACAGCGTATCTTGTTTTCAGGAATACTAAATCTTGGAACACCACGATTGTTATTAGATTCAAGCATAATGTCGTACTTTTTTTCTATATTTTTCCTACGAGCATTAATGTTTCTAACATCAATATTTAATATTTTTGCCAAAGCCGTAGGGGATCGGTGTTCTTTAAATAATGCGATAAACTCTTGTTCACTACACGCTGGTTTGGTCATTCCAAGCCTTTATAATGGTAAAGTTAGCCAATACTAATCTATTTTAATTTAAAAACAATGACATACGCACGAATAGATACAAACCACAAAGAAATAGTTAAGGCATTACGAGATGCTGGGGCTACTGTGGTATCACTTGCCGCAATGAAGCACGGATGCCCTGATCTTTTGGTTGGCTACGCTGGTGAAACCGTATTAATGGAAATTAAACGGGATGCCAAAGCCAAGTTCACACCTGACCAATTAGACTTTTTAGGTAAATGGAAAGGTGGTGCAATTAGTCGTGTAGATAGTGTTGAAGCCGCAATCAGAGCACTAGGTATTACAAGAAAAGTGTTATAAAATACACCAAAAGGAGCGTATTATGGAAAAGTCGATGGCATTATTCCTAGCAACATTGCTACATTCGGGGACTAATACCCATTTTTTCCATTGGGCTACCAAGTCTTACGCCAAACACAAGGCACTTGGCCATTTTTACGAAGCCATTATTGAGCATACCGATGCCCTAGCCGAATGTTATTTTGGGTGCTACGGTCAGATTACTGAGTTCCCAGCTACCTATCACCAGCCAAAAGAGCCACTAGCTTACTTGCAATCACTCAAAGCGTTTGTTAAAGATGCCCGTCAAGACCTGCCGCAAGACCCTGAAATCTGCCAGCTGATTGACAATATCGCCCAAGAAATTGACACAACCATTTATTTACTTAAATTTAAGGCTTAATCATGCCGTTAGACAAATCAGGATCAGCCGAATCAGTCGGCAAAAACATCAAAGCTGAAGTTAAAGCTGGCAAGCCTAAAAAACAGGCACTTGCTATTGCTCTCAATACTGAGCGTGAATACGCCAAAGGTGAGCGTAAAGCTAAATTAGAAAATGCTTATGCTAAATACATTGAGGAAAAAGCATGAGTGACGGTTTGTATTCCAATATTCATAAAAAAAGGGCTAGGATCAAGGCTGGTTCAGGCGAAAAGATGGCTACAAAGGCTTCTGAAGGTCGCCCATCAGCACAAGACTTTAAAGATGCCGCTAAAACTGCCAAGCCTACACGCAGAGAAACAATTGAATCCAAGATGAAGGATATGTAATGGTTAAGATGATCCCACCAACCCCTATGAGCCGCAAATATAAAAAAGAAGATGCAATGCTACGCCCTCATACTGAATCTACGCTAGAAAAGAACCAGCGTGAGCGTTTAGAGCGTAGAGCCGCTATTGCTGACAAACTTAAAGACTTGGATAAAGAAGTCAAGTAATGGCTACGCTGGCAGATTTGCTAAGAGGTGGATATACACCACCTACTACATCGGCACTTGCTGACCCGATCAAAGAGCATTTTCGCACCCTGCCACAGCAATTAGAAACAAACCAACGGGCTATGGATAAAACTATGGCTGGCATGGATAAAACCGACATTATGGGTAGACCAAACCCTAATTACTACCCTGAAGCTATGCAAGAGTTCACACAGAACTATATGCCAGCAGTAATGGGAAGTACAACCGCTGTTCGCATGGCAAAAGCAATGGAAAACGCTATGTTGCCAATAGAAAAAGGTGGATTAGGTTTACCTGCTGGTAATACTGCCGCCCAAAGAGCAAAAGCTATGGGGTATGACACGCCCGTTTATCATGGAACTAATGCAGATATTGAAGCCTTCAATGTTAAAGGTAAAGGCAAGACTGCTGGTGCTGGTGCATTTTTAACAACCAATCCATTAACAGCGGAAACTTATGTGTCAGCATCAGGCGGTGGAAACATACTTCCATTGTTGCTAAAAAAAGATGATTTTTTAACTGCCAACGCTAGAGGTAGAAACTGGGCTGACATCTATACAAATGAACTAGCGGCAAAATCAGGCAAAACTCGATACACACCGCAAGAATTAGGATTAGACATCAATTCAGCAACTACTACTGATGAATTAGGAATTATTGCAGATGAGTTAAGCAAAAAAGGTGCTGAGATTAAAAATGTTAAAGATTTAGGCCCTAATAGTCATGTAATGAGAGCAAAAGAATATTTATTAGAAAAGTATGGAATCGTTCCTGATGATACTTGGTCAAATGTAACTGGCAAACAATGGGATGAATCCCAAAAAGCCATGAAAAAGTTATACGAATCACAAAAAAGCGATATTTATGCCGTACAAGACCCATCATTGATTAGATCAAGATTTGCCGCATTTGACCCTAAAAAAGCAAACAGTCCTGATTTACTGGCTGGAGCATTAGCTGTTCCTATGGTAGATGAAGATACCCGTAAGGCAACGCTAGAGAAATTGTTTAACGAGCAGAAATAGCTTACAATTAACTTATCTTAATCAACCACTTGGATAAGGTATGGATTCTAAAGTAGATCAAACTAGAAAAAAGACAGGCGGTCGCTCTGTGGGTACGCCTAATAAGTCCACAGCACTCGCTAGAGAAGCGATCGCTAAGTTCGTGGATGGGAATAGCCACAAGTTACAAGAATGGCTTGATGACATCGCTACGAATGAAAAGTTAGGGCCAAAGGTAGCCTTTGATTGCTTTATGCAAGTAGCTGAATACCATGTACCTAAACTAGCTAGAACAGAACAAGTCGGTGATGCTACCGCACCTATAACTCACATCTACAAATGGCAAGATGACTGAGGTAGTCCATGAGTTTGAATACAAGGCACGGACAGCATTTAAAGACTTCCATAACAGGAAACAACGCTGGGCTGTCCTAGTCTGTCACCGAAGGGCTGGCAAGACTGTAGCATCCATTAATGACCTGATACGCAGGGCAATTAAAGAAGAAAAGCCTGATGGTAGGTACTTTTACCTTTGCCCACTTTACTCGCAGGCAAAAAGCGTAGCATGGGACTACTTATTACGCTTCTCTGCTCCAGCATTAGCTAAAGCCAATCAGTCTGAATTATGGGTGCAACTACACAATGGGGCTAAGATACGCTTGTTTGGTGCTGATTCTCCTGACAGCTTGCGTGGAAATTATATTGACGGCATCGTAATGGATGAATATGCCGATATGAAACCCCGTGTTTGGGGTGAGATCATTCGACCAGCACTTGCAGACAGGGGTGGGTATGCCGTGTTTATTGGAACACCCCGTGGACATAACAGCTTTTACGACATCTACAAAGGTGCTGAGAACAATCCCGATTGGTACAGCAAGACGCTCAGAGCAGACCAATCAGGGCTATTGCCACAGGCTGAACTAGAAGATGCCCAGCGTATGATGTCTGCCAATCAATACGAAGCTGAGTTCCTTTGCTCATTTGAAGCGGCTATTCTCGGTGCGTTCTACGGTCAAGAGATGCGTAGAATCACGGACTTAGAGCGTATTACTACGGTTGACTATGACCCAATGTTCCCTTGCCATACAGCTTGGGACTTGGGATTTAATGACAGCACTAGCATTTGGTGGTTTCAGGTGGTCTATGGTGAGATACGGGTGCTAGATCACCACTCCAGCAATGGTCAATCCATACCTTATTATGTTGGTTTGTTATCTCAAAAAGAAGATGAATTTGGGTACAAATATGGATACCATTACCTGCCCCATGACGCTAGAGCAAAAACATTAGCTAGTGGCGGAAGAAGCATAATCGAGCAAATTTCTGCAAAAATTGACATAAAACACCTAAAAATTGTTCCAAACCTGTCAATTCAGGACGGAATACAAGCAACACGACTTGCATTAACACGCACTTGGTTTGATAATAGATGTGAAGAAGGAATTGAATGTTTGCGTCAATATCAACGAGAGTGGGATGATGATAAAAAGATATTTAGGGATCGCCCAAAGCACGATTGGACAAGCCACTCAGCAGATGCGTTCCGCTATCTCAGCATTGTATGGAAAGATGAGGACAGCCCTATCCTCAAAGATTCAAGAGTTAAAGGACTTCATGTCGGGCAAACGGATGTCACGCTGAACGAGATGTGGAAAGAAACCCCTAAAATTACAAACCGCAGGATATAAAGATGGAACATACATACCAAGATTGGTACAACTGCATTGCCAGCTACGAGCGTACATTCAAAGAATGGGAAGGTCGAGCCGACAAGATAGTTAAGCGTTACCGCGACGATTCACGCAGTCGCAACAATCCTAACGCTAAGTTCAATATCCTTTGGTCTAATGTCCAAACCATCACTCCTGCTGTATTCGCTCGATTACCAAGACCTGATGTAAGCCGCAGATTCCGTGATAACGACCCTATTGGTCGTGTAGCGTCAATGATGCTAGAACGAGCATTAGAGTACGAGATTGAGCATTATGGTGACTACGCTAGTGCCATGAAGCAGACTGTCCAAGACCGTTTATTAGGTGGTCGTGGTACAGCTTGGGTTCGTTATGAGCCACATATTGTCGGTGAAATGGGCGGCATGGCAGAAGATATGCCTGATGATGGCTTACAGGTTACCGAAGATATTGATGAAGCTGAAACCGAAGGCGGCATCTATCGTGAGAACCAAGAGCGTATTGAATATGAATGTGCTCCTGTAGATTATGTTCATTGGCGTGACTTTGGCTTAACCGTTGCCCGTACTTGGGAAGAAGTAACAGCAGTATGGCGTAAGGTTTACATGGGCAGACCAGCATTAGTTGAGCGTTTTGGTGAAGAACTAGGCGGTAAGATTCCGCTTGATACCAAGCCTGAAACATCCAAGACATTTAATGAAAAGATGGGCGAAGGTGCATCTGAAGCCGTTGTTTATGAGATTTGGGACAAAACAACTGGTCAAGTTATTTGGCTAAACAAATCAATGGGTAAGATTCTTGATACCCGTGATGATCCGCTACAGCTTGAGAACTTTTGGCCATGTCCAAAGCCAATGTTCTCTACATTAACAACTGACAGCCTAATCCCTGTACCTGACTTTGTTCTGTACCAAGACCAAGCAAGACAGCTAGACACGCTGGCAGATCGTATTGATGGATTCATTCAAGCACTCAAGGTTCGGGGTGTATATGACGCATCTGAGCCATCCCTTGCCCGTTTATTCTCCGAAGGCGAGAACAACGCCTTGTTACCAGTTAAGAACTACGGTGCATTTAGCGAGAAGGGTGGACTTGTAGGGGCTATTAACCTTGTAGATATTCAACCTATTGCTCAAGGTCTAAACATGGCTTATCAAGCTATGGAGCAGGTTAAAGGTCAAATATACGAAATTATGGGTATTGCTGACATCCAGCGTGGACAGACAGACCCTAACGAAACACTTGGTGCTCAAATCATTAAGTCCAACAACGCTTCAGGGCGTTTAAAGACTATGCAACACGATGTAGTGAACTTTGCTACAGCCCTATTGCAGATCAAAGCACAAATTATTTGCCAGCATTTTACCGATGACACCATCGTTAAGATTAGTGGTGCAATGCAATTATCCCCACAAGATCAACAACTTATACCGCAAGCCCTTGCATTACTAAAGGATGAGCCAGCCAAGAACTTCCGTATTGAAGTGACTAGCGATTCGATGATTTATCAAGATGAACAACAGGAAAAGCAAGACCGCATGGAGTTCTTACAGGCTATGGGTGGATTCCTAAGCCAAGCATTACCAGCGGCAAATGCAAGTCCTGAACTAACACCTATGCTGATTGAGATGCTCAAGTTTGGTGTAACAGCGTTCAAGGCTGGTAAAGGTTTAGAGGGATTGATTGACGAAACAGCCGATAAGTTCCGTCAGCAACAAGCACAAATGGAAGGTCAACCCAAGCCACCAACCCCTGAAATGCAGAAGCTACAAATGCAAGCTCAGATGGAGCAAGCCAAAATGCAAAACGCTATGCAACTTGAGCAACAAAAGATGCAGATGCAAATGGAACTTGAAAAAGCTAAACAAGAATACCAAGCCCAAGAAAACCAGCTTAAATTCCAACTAGAAGAACAGCGTAATATGATGGATCGTGAGATGGAGATTAAGGTTGCTCAAATGAAGATGAATACTGAACGCAATACTCAGGTCTTACTAGCACATATTAACAACGGTGCTAAGATCGAAGTTGCAAGAATTGGTGCTGATGAATCTACTGGTGAACAGGCTTACTTTACAGAGCAGGATATGGCTAAGTCTATGGAACACCCATTACAGCCTATTGCCGATGCTATTGGTCAAAGCAACCAACAGATGACATTAGCATTAAGCGATTTGGTAAATACCATTAACGAAAACCACAATAGACCTAAACAAGTGGTACGGGGACAAGACGGTAAAATCATCGGGGTTCAATAATGGCTATAACAGTCAAGCATACTAAGGTTTCAACGATACCTGACGGGGATGATTCATCCGTTGTAAGACCAAGTGATTGGAACGCTGACCATCAATTAACAGGCACTATCCCTGTAGAGAATGGTGGTACAGGTGCTTCTACTCTTACAGGTTATGTAAAGGGCAATGGCACGGCTAACATGACAGCCGCATCAACTATTCCTAATACTGATGTAACTGGTTTAGGAACAATGTCTACCCAAAACAGTAATAACATATCTGTTACTGGTGGTTCAATGTCAGGAGTTACTGTAACAGGCTACATTCCTACTACAGAAAAAGGAGCAGCACTTGGAGTAGCTACGCTTGATGCAGGCGGTCAAGTGCCAGTTTCGCAACTTCCCCAAATGGGTGATTTAAATTATCAAGGAACATGGAATGCCAGCACAAATACCCCTACTCTTACTTCGTCTGTTGGTACTAAGGGTTACTACTATGTTGTATCTGTTGCTGGTAGCACTAATCTTAACGGGATTACAGATTGGCAAGTGGGCGACTGGGCTGTTTACAATGGTAGTATCTGGCAAAAAATAGATAACACCGATGCTGTAACTTCTGTCAATGGTTATACAGGTACAGTCGTTTTAACTACTACGGATGTTACTGAAGGCACAAACCAATACTTTACAACTGCTCGAGCTAGAACTTCTGTAAGTGCTGGTACAGGTATTAGTTATGATAGTGGCACAGGCGTAATTACTAACTCTAGCCCATCTTTGGGTGGCGATGTAGTAGGCCCAACAAGTGCTACAGATAATGCTATTGCTCGTTATGACAGCACTACAGGCAAATTATTACAAAACAGCGTAGTTACTGTAGGTGATACGGGTGCAATATCAGGTGTAACAACATTAGCGGCATCAACAAGCGTAACTACACCTATTGTTCAAGCTACTAATTCTGCTGGTTTAGCCCTTAAAAACTCTGCTGGCACTACTCAAATGAGTATGGGTGCAGGTGGTGGCGATAACCTAGCAATCAATGTAGCTACAAATATTAATGGTGCAAACGCACAAATAGACATTAGTCCTACTGGTACTGGTCATGTTCACATGAAGCCTAGTGGTACAGGTTCTATTGAAATTGCACCTATCAATGTAGGAACAATTGACAATATGACTATTGGTGCTACAACTGCTAGGGCAATTACAGGCACAACAGTTACGGCTACTACTTTTGTAGGTTCAGGTGCAAGCCTTACATCTATCCCTAATTCTGCCCTTAATAATTCAGCTATCACAATCAATGGCACAAGCACAAGTCTTGGTGGTTCAATTAGTGTAGGTACGGTAACAAGCGTAACTGGCACAAGTCCAGTAGTTTCTAGCGGTGGCAATACCCCTGCTATATCCATTCCTGCGGCAACGGGTAGTGTAAACGGGTATTTAACAAGCACAGATTGGACAACATTTAATAACAAGGGTTCGGGTACAGTAACTTCTGTAGCTACAGGAACAGGTTTATCAGGTGGCCCTATTACTGGTACAGGGACAATTAGCCTTGCTGATACTGCTGTAACTCCAGCGGCTTATACAAACGCAAATATTACTGTTGATGCACAAGGTCGTATTACTTCAGCTTCTAACGGAACTGCTGGCTCAGGGACAGTAACTTCAGTAGCGGCAACTGTACCTAGCGTTTTAAGCATTTCAGGTAGTCCAATTACTACTAGCGGTACTTTAGCAATTGGCTATTCGGGTACAGCTTTACCTGTAGCTAATGGTGGTTCAGGTCAAACATCCTATACAGATGGTCAGCTATTAATTGGTAATACAACAGGAAATACGCTTACTAAAGCCACTTTAACTGCTGGTGCTGGAATTTCTATTACCAATGGTTCAGGTGCTATTACGATTGCAAACACAGCAATTACTTATTCCGCATCTTATTTAATTGTTGGTGGAGGCGGTGGCGGTGGATATTGGCTTGGTGGGGGCGGTGGTGCAGGCGGATTTTTATCAGGTACACAAACATTATTTGGTGGAACAACTTATTCTTTTGTTGTGGGTAGTGGCGGTTCAGGCTCAACAAGTGGCGGTGTAGGTTCTAACGGTTTAGATTCAACAGGATTTGGTTTAACAGCTCTTGGTGGTGGATATGGTGGTAGTAATGCTATATCACCAACAACTCCTACATCGGGTGCTTCAGGTGGCGGAGTAGGTGGTAATTTAACAGGTGCAGGTGGTTCAGGAACAAGTGGTCAAGGATTTGCTGGTGGTACTGCGGCATTAGTACCCCCTGCTTATGGCGGTGGGGGTGGTGGTGGTGCAACAACCGTTGGAGGTAATGGTTCATCTTCAATATCAGGAAATGGCGGAACTGGAAATACATCAACATTAATTACAACAACACAAGCAACAACTAATTCTGTTGGAGAAGTTGTTTCGACTTCTGTTTATTTTTCTGGCGGTGGTGGTAGCGGTTCACAAACAAGTGGAGCATTATTTGGTGTTGGTGGCTCAGGTGGTGGTGGGGCTGGAGGTCTATCAAATACAAATAATGCCGTTGCTGGAGGCACAAATACTGGTGGCGGTGGTGGTGGCGGTGGTGGTAACGGAAGCGGAACTGCACAACGAGGGGCTAACGGTGGCTCGGGAGTAGTAATTATTTCTGTTCCTACTGCAATTTATTCAGGAACAACTACAGGCTCTCCAACAGTAGTTACTAACGGCAGTAATACAGTAATAATTTTTAAATCTTCAGGGAGTTACACAGCATGAGTCATTACGCAAAAGTCCTTGACAGCAAAGTTATCCAAGTTATTGTTGCCGAACCTGAATTTTTTAATACATTTGTAGATACATCGGCAGGTACTTGGTTACAAACTTCTTACAATACATACGGTAATAAACACCCAAACAATACCCCTTTGCGTGGTAATTTTGCTGGACTTGGATATACATACGATTATGAAAATGATGTATTTTATGCACCACAACCGTTTCCTAGTTGGACACTAAATCAATCTACTTGGTTATGGGAAGCACCAACACCTTGTCCATCAGACAATAAATTTTACAGGTGGGATGAGTCCACTAAATCTTGGGTAGTAGTAGAGTAATGTTTTCTACAGCTTTCCAAGTCAATGCGTTTCAAAATAACGCTTTTCAGATTAGCGGAGTACCGCCTACACCAACTAGCAATCTTGGTGGCGGGGATGATGCGTCATGGACACCTGAAGAATTAAAGCGATTACGCAAGCTATCTGCAAAAATAGCTGAACGCCAACGCAGGTTAGAGCAATCCACCAAAGACGCTAACGCATCACGCAGGCAAGCATTTAAAGATCAAATTGATCCTGTTGCAAAAGTTAAGCAATCTAAAGTACAATCAATTCAAGAGGTTAAAGCTGATATACCGTCAGTCGATACACAAGAATTACAGCGGTCTATAAGCTACCTTGAAAGACAACGGGATAACATCCTTGCGGCAGTAGCTTACAGAAACCAGCAAAGGCTCATACAAGAGCAATTGTTATATATGGAAGCCAAACGCCTAGAGGAACTAGACGATGAGGAATCCGTATTAATACTTCTACACTAAATCCGCACACGGAATACAAAAAAGCCTACGAGCACCTACACGCTGGTCGTTTAGATGCAGGTTTTAGATTGTTTGAGTATCGCTGGCATCCTGAAATAATGGCTAATCAGCTTGAAGGTTACGCAAAACCTTTAAAAATGCCTGTATGGAGAGGTGAAAGTCTACTTGGTAAGTCTATAACCATTGTTGCAGAGCAAGGTTTTGGCGATATTATCCAGTACGCACGATTCCTACCATTTTTAAAAGTGATGGGTGCTAAAAAAGTAGTTTTATTGCAAAACGGCTCGCTTCACTTGCTATTTGGGCAAATGGATTGCATAGATCAATTTACAAATATGCCCGAAGAAGGCGTTGCCACAGAATCAGACTATTGGCTTGGCATAATTTCTCTGCCTTATTACATCAGCCTAGCCCCAGCCTACGCAAAAGCCTTATTTCCAATATCTATTAAGAAAATAGTAGGCTCTGAAGGGTATTTAGACGCCATTCCTAGCAATATTCCCAAGAAAATAGGCGTTAATTGGTCAACTTCCAAAGGGATTTTGCACTATATCCGCACCCTAAACCCTGAAATCATGTTGCAAGCTGTTGGTGATGATGCCTATTCTTTAAACATAGAAGAAGATAAGTTTTGGACACCCCTACCTAACGATGGCTGGAAGCAAGATTGGTCTAAAACTGCAAGCCATTTAAAGGCTCTCAAAGGCTTGGTTACTGTAGATACTGGGATAGCCCACCTAGCTGGTGCTTTGGGCGTTAGAACCATCGTAATCATGCCTAGAAAAGAGTTTAAGTGTTGGCGTTGGAAGCACGGCACTTGGTACAACTCAATAGTTACTATTGAAGAAGATGAGATGGACAAAATACCCGAAATCATAAGGAGAATGTAATGGCTTTAGTCAAAGTCACAGTTAAATGCCCACATTGCAAAGTGGATCACGAAGAATATGATGCAACGCAATATGATGATAAAGAGAAATACCTTGCTTATTGGAATATTCCGTTTGATACGCCACAAGCTGAAGAAGCGTGGCAAGCCAAGCTAAACATGACCCCAAAAGAAGCCCCAGTCGTAATGCCTGACATTGCTGGTCATATATCAATGGCTGACGGCACTTGGGTATCTAGCCGTTCTAAGCACCGTGAGAACCTAAAGCGTAATAACTGCATTGAAATTGGTAATGATGTGCCAACCGAACAAAAAAAGGTTGAATTTAGTCGCAAAGAACAAGAAGCCCGTAAGCGTCAAATTGCGGAAATTACATACGCCAAACTTAACTACAGATAAGGATCACCATGTCAGATGACCGTAGAGAATTGCTAGAAGCCGCATTAGACCAAGCCGAAGAAGGCACTTTAGAAGCACCAATCGAAAAGGAGATTGAAGTAAATGACGATCCAATCCAAGCCGAAGAAACCAGCGTTGAAGAAAGCAACGACCGTGACGAAAAAGGTCGCTACAAAAGTAGTAAGGAAGAAACCAGTAGCCAAGACGATACCGCTGAAGAACCTGAACTGGTGGCAGAAGCTACTGATGAGCCTGAAGAAGAAATAAAACGCCCTACTACTTGGAAAAAAGAGTATAGGGATGTTTGGGACAAGATGGCAGGTGGCAAACCGCTAGATAAAGAGGAATTTGCTAAGTTTGCGGAATATGCCAACCAGCGTGAAGCTGAATACAAGCGTGGAGTTTCTGCCTACAAGAATGAAGCAGACAACGCTAGGCAACTGACTGATGCTATTGGCCCATTTATTCCTGAACTACAAAAGCATGGTATTCACCCTGCCGCATGGATTAATAATTTGGGTAGAGCACATTACACTTTAGCCAACGGAACTTACGAACAGAAGTTAAGTGCGTTTAATAGACTTGCACAAGATTATGGAATACAATTAAATCAAGATGCACTTCAGATGCCTGAACAGGCGTATGTAGATCCGTATCAGCAACAGTTAATGCAACAACTTCAAGCTACCCAGCAACAAGTTCAGCAATTATCTGCGATACGGGAGCAAGAAGAAAATGCTCGATTGAGTAATGAAATCAGTCGGGTAAGTAGTGACAGAGAGCGGTTTCCGCACTTTGATATGGTTAGGGAAGATATGGCTCAATTACTTGAGCGAGGTTTAGCCCAAGACTTAGAATCGGCTTATGCCAAAGCGGTGCGTATGAATGACGAAGCGTTTAAGCTAGAGCAGGAAAAACTCCTGAGATCAGCCAACACCCAAGCGTCTAAGGCACAGCAAGTAGCTAAAGCTAAAGCAACTGCTGTTAGTCCACGATCCGTTACTCCTAGCGGTCAAGTGTCTAAGACAGATGCAAAGGATAGACGATCCTTGCTGATGGCTAATTTAGCCGATGCAGAGGGTGGTCGGGTTTAACTTAATTTAATAAAGGAAATATCATGGCATTTGCTAACTCAGCAATCACCGATATTATCGCTACTACCATTCAAAGCCGTAGCGGAGTATTGGCAGATAACTTGACACAAAACAACGCAATCCTACAAAGATTGAACTCAAAGGGTAATGTACGACCCTTCTCAGGCGGTAATGTAATCCTTAATGTTGGGGTCACTCTGAATTAAAACTCAGATGTGAGAATTCTCTCTGATTGACTTGGAACTCCCGAAGGGGACAACAAGGGGCAAGTTTAAATACAGCCTGAACGACTAAGCGAGAGAACACCTGTGAAGGTGAAGCGATAGTCTGCACTTGGATATAACTTGAAGTAAATCAAGTCCAAGAGTTTGGCAGAAATGACCAAGCATGGTTAAGTTAGTGACCATTAACAATAGGCGAGGAGATCATGTACAATGATCCAAACACTAACAATGCAAACAGTTATAGTGGGTTGACTTCTAGCCCCTTCATTAATTTGCAGTAAGCAAGTTTTTGTAGCAAATGGGATGAATTCGGTGGAAACCTTTGAATTTGAGGTGAGTTTAAAGATAATACCGAGCCAAGCTGTGTATGTAACCCGAAAGGGCTAGGGACACAGAAGGTGTAACGACTAGGGGTCGAGAGAAATCAGTAATGCCCCCACGAGCTTCCCACCCGAAAGGGATGATATAGTCTGAACAGTATGGTGACATACTGAAGTAGCGGATAAAGAGCCACTACGATAACAAAATTGACGAAGTATTAAACATCACCCCTGATAGCCCTATCTCTGCGGCTCAGTTCAGCATTACGCAGTACGCTGATTCTGTGACAATGAGTGGTCTAGAAATGTTGCAAAACAGCTCAAAAGAGGCAATTATTGACCTCTTAGACGGCCGTATGCAAGTTTCTGAAGCCCGTTTGTTGAACCGTATCTCTACCGACCTTTATGGTGACGGTACAGGTAATGGCGGTAAAAACATTACTGGTTTAGCGGCCGCTATCAGCACTTCACCAACTTCAGGCACATACGGTGGTATTAACCGTGCAAACTGGGAATTTTGGCGTAACCAAGCAACAACTGGTGCTGACACATCCGCTTTGATCCAAGCCGCAATGACTACAGCCGCTATCAAGTCCGTTCGTGGAACTGATAAGACTGATTTAATCATCGCTGGTAACACTTTGTATCAACGCTATGTTGCATCCTTACAAGCTATTCAGCGTATTGCTGGTGTAGAAGAAGGTGCGGCTGGCTTTGCATCATTGAAGTTCTACGGTGGCGGTATGTCTGCTGATGTGGTATTAGGTGGTGGTATTGGTGCTCAAGAAAACGCATTGTATATGTATCTCTTGAATACTAATTACATCTTCTTCCGCCCACACAAAGAGCGTAATTTCGTACCTATCGGTGGCGAGCGTCAATCAATCAACCAAGACGCTATTGTTAAGCTCTATGGTTGGGCTGGTAACTTGACTTGTTCAAATAGCCAACTACAAGGCGTGTTGACTGGTTCTTAATCGAATCTATTAACATAACTTAACTTATAGAAAAGGAATTATCATGGCATATTCAACCCTACCCATCGCAGGTGTAGATCTTGTAGATACACAAACCGCAACAGAATTAGCGGCTCAAGGCACTCCTGCTAACTTTGGCCCATTAGGTGCTCAGACTTTTGGTAACGATGGTTTGCGTTATGTATGGGCAGTAGCAGGTGCGGCTATTACAGCTTCAACAGCTACTTGTTCAGTAAACGCATCAACCTTTGTTGCAACTGGTTCTGCTGGCACTTACTTATCACCAGCAGTCGCAATGGCTTCAGGCGATTATGGTTGGTTTAGTAAGGCTTCTGTTTGATTAGCTTAAAACGCTAAAATGTAGTAAAAACAAGGGGTTGGCTCAAAAGGCTGACCCCTTTTCTTTAACTTTTTTACCTTAATACCTTGAGGAGATTTAAAAATGGCACTACCTTCAGATGAAAGCAATGCAGATTCACGCTTACAAGTACGCTTTTACAGAAAACCCGTACACCAAGAGCAAGAATCAATGGATGCTGGCAGACCAATATACAAAGAGTTTGATTTTGTACATATTTGCGTAGCTGGCGATACCCTTACCGAAATCGACACTTTTGCACTTCAGCAACATAAGACCCGTTTCCCTATTCAATGGGCTAACTACATGAATAGACAGGGTGCAAGCGATGAGGAAGTAATTGGAACACCTGTATCAGAGTGGCCTTTGGTATCAAAAAGCCAAGCTGAAGAACTACGGGCAATGAAGTTCTACACGGTCGAATCCATTGCAAATGCTTCAGATCAACAGTTACAGCGTATGGGAATGGCGGCAGGAATGTCACCTTATTCATTCCGTGACAAGGCAAAGGCATTTTTAAATCTAGCTACAAGTTCAGCAGAAACAGACAAGCGTGAGCAGGAAATTAACGCTTTGAAAGAAGAACTTGCCAAAAAAGACTTAGAAACTGCTAAAATAAAGGCAGAAACAGATGCGAAGCTGGCTCAAATGCAAGATCAAATGGCCGCTATACTTGCCGCTGTTGGTGAAAAGAAACCCCGTAAAAAAGCGGTAGCCACAGAGGAAGCCTAATATGTCAGCAACAATGCTTGAACTTGTACAACAAGTAACCAGCGAACTTAACTTAGCCGTACCTACTTATGTAGCAGGAAATACTAACCAAGATGTGCAACAGATTCTTGCGTTAATGAATCGTGCTGGGTACGATCTAATTAAAGAACACGACTGGCAGGCATTGGAGTTGGAATACAGGTTTTATACAAACGCAATAACCACGACCTGTGATACTACGAATGGTACTTATCTATTAAATAACATTCCAAGTACCACAGGGCTGGACAGCAACTATTCCATTGTTGGTACAAATGTTCCACAAGATACTTATGTTGACGAAGTTATTAACTCAACTAGCTTAACTACTACCCAATTATCTTCTGCAACATCTGTTGGTGGTTCGGTTACATTTAGCCGTACTATTTACCCATTGCCGCCTGATTATGAAACTATTACTGATAACACGCATTGGGATAAGACAAAGCATTGGCAGATGCTTGGCCCTGTTGATGCACAACAATGGCAATGGCTTAAATCAGGTTATATCTCAACAGGCCCTAGAGTTCGTTGGAGAATTTTGGGTAACAAGTTTGAGATTTGGCCACCATACAACACCCAAGAATATTTAGGATTTGAGTACCGCTCTAAAGGCTGGGTAAGAAGTGCGGCTGACGCTGTTAAAAACAGCTTTACTGCCGACACAGATACATCTGTATTGGATGACGCAATTATTGTATTGTTGACCAAACTTAAATATTTTCAAATTAAGTCTTTTGACACTACTGCATTGCAACAAGATTATTCCCGTTATTTAAGCATTGCCAAAGCTAACGATAAAGGCTCTGCTACCCTATCATTTGCACCTGCTCCAAGTGCCGTGCTTATTGGTTGGGCTAATATTCCTGATACTGGCTACGGTAGTTAACCATGCCTGTTCCAAAGAAGTTTACAGCTACCACTACTTCATTAGCTTCCCCAATTGGGGGCTGGAACGCTAGAGATTCATTGGCTGAAATGCAACCGTTAGATGCGGTGCAATTAGTTAATTTCTTTCCTACCCCTACAGATATAACCCTTAGAAAGGGGTATTCACAAGCATCTATTGGGATCACGGGCGAAGTTCAAACTTTGATGAATTATGCTAATTACGATGGCACTAATACGCTTTTTGCCGTTGCCAACGGGGTAATTTATAACGCATCAACTTCTACCGCAACTTCTGTATTTACAGGTTTAACTAACAGTAAATTCCAGCATTGCATGATTTCTACCGATGGTGGCAACTTTATTATTGCCGTAAACGGTCAAGATGCCGCAATGGTTTATGACGGTACAAGATGGTCTAAGATGGCTACCACAACTACCGCTCAAACAATCTCTACTATTACTAGGGGTGGAACGGGAAACCTAACAGCTACTTTAACTACTTCCGCACCACACGGACTTGTTACAGGCAACCGTGTTTCCATATCAGGGGCTACGGAAGCTAATTACAATGGTACTTATGTCATTACCGTAACGGGTGCTTCATCTTTTACCTACACAATGGCTACCGCACCAGCGGCTAATGCTACTGTAGTTGGAACTTATACCGTTTTAGGCATTACAGGCGTAAACAGTAACACATTAGTTAATGTCAATATGTGCCAAAACAGACTGTTTTTTGTACAAAAAGACAGTATGACCTTTTGGTATCTACCTGTTGAATCTATTGGCGGTGCGGCATTAGACTTTCCGTTAGGATCAATTGCCCGTTCAGGTGGCTTTTTGCAAGCAATGGGTACTTGGACATTAGACGCAGGTTATGGCGTAGATGACTTATCTGCTTTTGTGACTAGCATGGGTGAAGTCATTGTTTACAAGGGTACAAACCCTAGTGATCCTAATGCTTGGAGCGAGGTCGGTGTATGGCAGATGGGTCAAACCTTTGCTAGACGCTGTTTCTTTAAGTTTGGCGGTGATTTACTGCTATTAACTCAAGACGGCCTTGTGCCAATGTCTGCCGCCCTGCAATCTTCACGCTTAGACCCAAGAATTAACCTAACCGACAAGATTTATTACGCTGTAAGTCAAGCGGCTACTATTTATTACGCTTCATTTGGCTGGCAAATCACCTATTTTGCTAGTGAAAATATGCTGATCCTTAACATTCCTACTGGTACAGGATTTGAGCAGTATGTTATGCACACCATTACTAAGTCTTGGGCTAGATTTACTGGAATAAACGCACTTTGCTGGGAAGTATCAGGAGATAACAAGATTTACTTTGGTGCTAATGGTTATGTAGGGCAGTTTTATACCCAGCCTTCTGATAATGGTTCTAACATTGTTGCAACAGCACAGCAAGCATATAGTTATTTTGAGAGCAGAGGGCAGTTAAAACGCTTTACCTTAGTACGCCCTATACTACAAACAGATAACGGTGTACCAACCGTTTTATGTGGTATTAGCACCGATTTTGACACTCAACCATTAACAAATGAATTAGCTTTTAACCCTTCCACATTGGATGTTGGGGTTTGGGACACATCCTTGTGGGATGACGCTAATTGGGGTGGAACTTTAACCACCACTAAGTTTTGGCAAGGCGTTACTGGAACAGGTTTTGCTGGATCAATTAACATAAATGTTGCATCGCAAGGTATTGAGTTTCATTGGGCATCAACTGATTATGTAATGGAAAAAGGTGGAGTGCTGTAGTGCTATGTTTTGATAAAGACTTATTAGGGCCGCTTATTGCCCAAAAGTTAAACATGGTATGGACACCTGAAAATTCCACAACAATTGGATGGGTCAAGGATGGAATAGAAGCAGTAGTTTGGTATGAGGATTTTAATAAAAGGTCAGTAACTTGCCATATTTATCTTGAAAAAGGCTTAAATAAGCAATATTTACATACCATTTTTGATTATCCTTTTGTACAATTGGGGGTAGATAAGATTATTGCCCCAGTAGTAAGTAGTAACGACAAGTCGGTAGAGTTTGTCAAGAAATTGGGGTTTGAGGAACAAGCACGATTACTTGATGTTTTTCCTACTGGAGATTTGTTGTTTTTTGTAATGTCAAAAGACAAATGTAGATTTTTAGGAGAAAGATATG